GCGGCGACGCTCGTCGGTATCAAGGAATACGTAATCGACGTAGAGTGAAGCAGCGACAAGAGACTGGTTGTATGCTCCATCTGTAGATTTGGCAGAGCCCTCAGCCTCACCGAGACTATCTACTGCCCAGAGGCACTCATCGATTGGTCGGATGTCAAGATTGACGCGGACCTCGTGGTACTGAAGGGCAATAAGAGGAAGAGCAAGACCTGGGTTACGGCAGTACCAGAACTGGAATGGCACGTAAAGAGTGGTCTCAGGAAGAGCATTGCGAGGGGCGCACACCTGGCGGGGTGCGTTTGACTCACAAGGCCCATCTACATCAGCGAAATCAGGATCAGTGACGTAGGTAAGCTGGGTGGTGTTACCAACCATCTTGTTGTATCCACGCTCCTGCTCGCAAGAGAGCGTGAGCTGGTTCCAGATGTGCATCCAGTCGCCGTACTGGCGATCGATGCGCTGTCCTCCGATCTCAACCTCAACCTGAGCAATCATCTGCTCGCCAGGGAAATCAAGCCATCGGGCGAAGTGAGCTAGGTTTTGGTTAATCTCAGGAAGAGTCACCTGAAGATATGTGCGGTAGGCAAGATCGCCGTTACGAGCAAGAGTGCATGTAACGCGGCGACCGAAATCAGCCTGTCCGTTGAAAGTCTGTTCAATAGATTCCATTGCAAAATTGGTATGGCGACGGTAAGTCACCTTCCAGAAAGTAATTTGGGGATTGCCTGTAAGATAGACATCCTGTGCGCCATAAGCTACTAGTTGCATTAATCCACCTCCCATGGTTATATTATTACTAAAGAAAAAACTTTTCTGGATTTTAACCGAATTAATTGCTTAATTAACATAATTTCATGTTTCTTACTATAAAGGTTTTAAGATAGCTATCAGAGAAAACTTCTTTCCTACCTTCATGCTTTTTAGTAAAAACATACGAATCTCTTCGTTTTTTAACAGACCATCCATTATTTAAAGCATTATATATAAATAGCATTTTTCTTATACTATCTTGATCAACATTGATGTTGTCATCAGTTTGCATAAAAATATTGTTATTATTCTCCATTAACCTGATAAAAGAAAACAACAATAAGCATTAAACGATTAATAATATGTTTATCAAAATATTCAATTAAATAGATTGCTTAATAACCACATATACACAAGATGCCTACTTTCAAGCCAAAAAGTAGTAAAACAATCAAAGTTTCTTCTAAAAGTACAACAACTTTAGACAGTAAGCATCGCGAGATAATTGATAAAATTAATAATGATGAAGATAACCTTTTGCCGGAATTGAATGAAAAAAAAAGAAAGCTAAAAAAACAGTTGTTGTGTGTCAAAAATATCGAAAATCTGCTAGATATAAAAGACAAGCTTAAAATAATAAAAAAAAGAATAAAAAGTATTAAAAAGGCAAAGAAAAAATACTATTTAGATAACAGTAGGTATGTATTTGAATATTTTGAAAATAAAAAAAATATTGCAAAGGGAACAAATAAAACAAAAATGCTAAATAACTTTTTCAATATTAAAACAGAGAGTGATAAAGAAGAGGAGAAAGATATAACAAATGTTCAAAAATATCTTTCAAATGTTGATGAAGAGTTTTTGGACATGAATAATTTCATAGTTTCTACAGACATATGTCCTATATGTAAAAAGGGTGAATTAATTGCAATACAACATGAGGGAATGTTAGTATGTAACAGATGTTCAAATAGTATAAATTACCTCATTGAGAACGAGAAACCTTCTTATAAAGAACCACCAAAAGAGGTTTGCTTTTATGCATACAAACGTATAAACCATTTCAGAGAAATACTAGCACAATTTCAAGCAAAAGAAACTACTCAAATACCAGATGAAGTATTAGAAAATATCAAAAATCAAATAAAAAAGGAGCGGGTTGAACTATCACAAATTACAAATAAAAGAGCAAAGGAGATATTAAAAAAGCTTGGATATAATAAATATTATGAACATATACCATTTATTAAAGATAAATTAGGAATTAAGCCACCAGTTATGTCTCCCGAGTTAGAAGAAAGATTATGCTGTCTTTTTATGGACATACAAGCACCATATGCAAAATATTGCCCGGAAGATAGAGTTAATTTTCTAAATTATTATTATACCGTTTATAAACTTTGCGAGTTACTTGGCCAAGAGCAGTTTTTACCATTTTTTCCAATGTTGAAAGATAGAGAAAAGCGAATTGAGCAAGATGAAATATGGAAAAAAATATGCAAAGAGTTAGATTGGGAGTTCATAACTACAATTTAATTAAATCTTGTTTTATTTTACTATCAAGTGTTTTTGCATTATTTATAATATTTTCAAATGTATTCATGGTTTTATTGAAAAGATTAATATCATTATTTATAAAAATATAATACTTATTACTATTTTTTATAAAAACACCAAAAATATTGCTTGCAATATTTTCATTTTTCAAAAAACATATTGCTGATAATAAATTATCAAACTCTTTTCTATTACACAAATTATATTTCTCAATTATAATGAAATTATCTCGTACTATTTCTTTGCAACATTTTAAACACCACATTGATATATTTAATGTAAATAATTATATCAATTATTTTAGTTTTACGCAATTTACTTACATGCTTGGGAAACCAACAAGTTTAGCACCAATTCCGAAACCCGCACCACTTCTTGCATTTACGCCCATACTCGGGACATATGTGTCAAGAATACTAAATGTAGCAGCTGCTGTTAAAGCAATAAGAGCAACCTCATCTAAATGAAGGCTTCGCTTTGGGATAGCGAAAGCTGCAATAGCAACCATTAGGCCTTCTACAAGATATTTAATTGCTCTTTTAACTAGTTCGCCAAGATCGATACCCATAAGATCCATTTATAGATTAAAGATAGAAAAAAAACTTTGTTGCATTACAAGCTTAAAAACTATACAACACATAATTTTATAGTTATGACAGAACCAAGAGGAGTTATTACAAAAATGAATAAGGATGGAACTCCTAATGCTAAATATGTTGATGTTTTAGATGAAGACAAGTCTATTGCTGGGCAAAAGTTTGTTTGTATATCATTTATTTCTCCAGATAAAATTATAGAAGATAAAAATAGATTTTTTTTCAAAGAGTTCCTAAAGAATTGGGAATTGAATAAATCTATGGAGAAATACATGCAGTTTTTGCATTTTGTTTCTGAAAAGTACAGTGTTGATTTTAATAGCATGACTAAAGATCTTGAGGATTTTTGTAAGATAGAAAAAAATAATCTTTTCTCAACTACTTTGGCGGATGAATACAAAACATTTATTGATAATAATGAGGACCGTTTAACTTCTGAATATGATGAATCTAACATGTTCCAAACAAGCACTAGAGGTGTTAAAATCAGAGGTTCTTACCCAAATCAGGGTGAAGCTGAATTAAGAGCAAAGCTTTTGAGAGAGCTAGACCCTAATCACGATGTTTTTGTTGGTCCGGTTGGAATGTGGATGCCGTTTCATCCTGAAGCGTATAAGACGGGTAGAGTAGAATATCTGGAAGATGAATTGAATCAGCTAATGCATGAGAAAAATAAGAATGAGAAAAAGGCAAAGCAAGAGTTTGAACAAAGAGTGAAATCTGCTAAAAAGAAAGCTATTGAAGATAATAAAGAAAAAGCGCTGAAATCTGGAAATGTTCTGACACAAACTATTGATGAACAAGGAAATCTGGTTAGTGTAAAGGATATTTCTACAATGGATAGAAAACTCGGTGACGATGTTTCAGTTGCAGACATTAGGAAAGAATTATTCGAAGATGAAAATGTAGTTATTGATAAAAACACTGATCATGGTCTTTCTGATATTCTCAACAAAAAAGATTGAATTAAATAAGAATCGTTAAATAAGAATCGTTAAATAATTTATTAAATACGTAATAAATTATTATTTATAAAATATATTTTTAAAGATAATCCGTTATAGAATATTAATATGAATCCTTTTTGGGATATAGTATTAATTTTCTCTATAGTATTATTTTTCTTAGCAGGAATATGTAATTGTAGATCATGTTTAAAAGAATATAGGATTGTGCAAAACTTAATACATCCAGAAGAACCGGTAATTATAGTGAATGATGATAATGTATTTACAATGCCAGTAACTGATGGTGTAAGAGTTTATAATGTAAACGAAACTATTACAATAATAGATGCCGAATGATAATTACCATTTGCTTTTTTTAACACTTATTCTGGGCCCTCGACTTCTTCTAGAAGTATTTGGATCATATGACTGAACATCTTCATCATCACTATCTAAATCTTTTGACAAATCCCAAAACTCTTTTGACCCTAATCTAAATGTAGCATGAGGATCAGCTTTATACCAAAATATCTGGTCTTTTAATTGATTACTTTTCGCATTGTTATTAATTACAAGACATTCATAATTTTCTGTACATTGGTCCATAATTTGTGCAAAACTTTCAAATGTAGGAAACATCCCAGCATAATTTTCCCAAATAATCTTTCTATTTTTGATATATGGTTCTCGAAGGATAAATACATAATCAATATTAGTTCTTAGGTTGGGTGGAATACCAAGTGGATATTGCATTGTAATAATCAACATGATTTTCCAATGACGACCATTCATGAAGAGCAATCTCATCATTTTATCTCTTGTCCAACTAGCATCATACAAGCAATCATCAAGAATAACAAATGCTCGTGGGTCAATTGTTGTTTTTTTATAGTTTTGCATTTCTTTCTTAACTTGTTTAAGAACAGTTCTTTGCCTTTTAAGAATATTTTCAATAATTGCACTATTATATTCATCGTGAATAAATAATTTAGGAACATGTTCACTGTAAAATCCATTCCCTGCTTCAGTTCCAGATATTACTGTGCCTATTGGTATATCCTGATGATAATACAGTAGATCTCTTACTAAATAAGATTTACCTGTATCTCTCCTACCAATTAATACAATAACTGGACCTTTGTTTTCATCTGGGCTAAAACTGATATTTCTCATACTCCATTTACTCAACTCTAGTTGTGTCGACATTTATTGTGTGATTTGTAAAAAGATATTTATTTAATGTATTATCCGCATAATTAAGTTTAGGATTTAAAAAATAAATATATATTTTCACTAATGAACTTCACTTATAGAAAAAATGATAATGCATCATTATTTGAATCAGTTCAACGAAACGAGCTATTGGATATTAAAGAACCACAAAACTATGTACCTTTATACAAAAAGTTCTTTGATTTAAATGACAAAAATTATGACAAAATAAATCTGAACAACAAGAAATACTTAAGAAGGATTATAACGATGACTGATGATAATAGTTGTAAAGGAATTATTATGAATAGTAAAAACAATGAAGAAAATGCAGAAATATTTTTTAAATATAGTCCATTGCTAGACCCAACAAAATACCTTATTGGAAAATATGATGAGAATGTTAATTTAATGAATCTTCCAAAATATAATCATTCAGATTGTCATGCAAAAGTTAAAGATCCAAATAATGCTGCTTATGTCGATTCATTTTTTACATATTTAACGAGTCAGCTATTACATAATCATGGTATAATACACGGCATTGATTTTTATGGCTCTTTCTTAGGAAAGAAAAATAATTTTAAAATTAATATTGCCGACGATGTTGAATATTTAAACGACTCTGATTTTTTTCATAAAAATAGAGGTACTTTGTTTAATATAGACAATTCATTTGCAGATAATTTTTTTAATTTTGATACTAGAAGTAACAAAAATAGAATAATAACGCATACTGAAAATCTCTCTGATGATTTTTTAAATCTGGGTGATATAAATGATATATCTCATTTAGATAGTATTTTTAGCGATATGAAAATAAGTGATGATATCGTTGAAGAAAAAAAAGTAGATTTAGTGTTTTCATATGATATCTCAAAAAGTAAGCCGGATTCAAATGTTGCCATTTCTTTAGATAGTGCTACAAATGGAGACCTAGAAGAAGAAGTCGACCAAGAAAATGAAGAAAAAAATAAAGAATCT